ATTCTTGAACTGCTTTTCCAAATACAAATACTGCACCAGCTACGATTACCATTGCTGCAGCTCCTTTAAGAACTGCGGACATATTAATTTTACTCATACCATCCATAATACCTTTACCAGGCATTCCACCACCTTTAGGTGATGCAGCTCCGCCACCACTAAACTTATCCTTTACTCCGGCCATAAGTTTATCTTTAATACCACCTACTTTTTTACCAACTGGGCCCATTTTACTTGCAAGTCCACCACCTATAGCTTTCATTCCTTTAATTACAGGACCAGCAACCATACCTAATAGGTTTTTAAGAAGTTGTGCTGATGATTTAACCACACCACCTATACTTGTTCCCATTGCTCCTAATCCAGTGTTAAATTGACCAGCTGCGGTAACCATACCACCTATTCCTTTTAAACTTGTACCAAGATATTTATTTATTCCTCCATTAATGAGTTCACCCATTGCAGAGAACTTAGCATTCAATACTGCACCTTGTGTAGCGGCTTGTTCTTGGTTGGTGGCCATTTTCTTAAATTCATCAACAGATACACCTAATAAATCAGCAGTTTGTTTCTTTTGGTAGTAATCCATTTTATTAAATGCAGATATACCACCAACTTGTTTTAGAGTTTCTCCTACTGCACCTTTTATATCATTACTATATGCAAGTTCCCTTGCTCTGTCAAGATTAATGTTCTTACCTAACATTGCACCTAATTCTAATTCTTTAGTAATAGATGTTTCAAAATCAAGTAATCCATCTGCAACACCACTAAGTGTTTTCATATTAACACCTAATTTCGCCGCATACCCAGCAGCTTCTAATATATTCTTACCACCCTCTTTACCAAATAATGCAAACTCTTCAGCTGAATTAGCTAAATCACCCATTAATTGAGCTGGTATGATTCCATTTTGTTTTGCAAATTCAGATGAGGTTTTAATCATATCTGTTGCAACAGAAGCAGAGTTTCCATTTAATCTTGCAAACGAACCTGTTAGAGTAGCGGCTTCTTGTCCACTAATACCCATGTTCATGGATATTAATCCAATATTTGCTTGTGCTTCAAATGTTGCTCTTCCTGTATCACCAAGTTCAGCAGATAATGCTCTTGCATTTCCTACCGCATCTTCAAAGAAAAATGATAGTACACCAGCTTTTCTTGCAACACCATCGGTTTGGAACATAGTAGCTCCTAATTCAGAATTTGCCTTTCCTATCTTTTCTGCTACAAATCCCATTCCGGTGATTAAACCACCAATAGCACCTGTTAGGTTACCATATAAAGTTTTTGCAGTAGTTAAAACTCCTGTAATTGTGTTTTTAATACCATCTAGTACTGCTTTTTGGCCTTCAAGGATTTTAGTCTCATCTTCAGTCAGTTGGCCGAATCTATCAGCTTCTGCATTTTGACTTTTAAGTGAAGCAACCATATCACTACCAAGAAAGTTCATACCTTTCATGAGCTCTTCTCTTTTAGTCTGAAGGGCTATCATTTGATGATGGTCACCAGCATCTAATTGTGCAATACTTCTGTTTATATCACTTACTTTTTGAACTCTATCTATATGACCCTGTCCATGGCTTTGAGCCATATCATTTGTATCTTTCTGAGTCTTACCTAAGTTTTCATAGATACCATTTAGGCTTTTATAAGATGCCTCTTCTTGTGCAAGGGATTCAAGTTTTGCTTGATTTAAAGATTTTACTTCCTTAACATTCTCTACTATAAGTTTTTTCTTTTCCTTTATTTTTGCAATTTCTTTATCAGTAAGCGCAATAGATTTCTCTTCAAGAGCGATAATCTCTTTTTGAGCCTTTTTTATTTGAGCTAAAAGTTCTGATTTAGATTGTGCCATTTATAAAAACTCCTTATTTTGAATATTTTTTTAATAATGCATCTAACTCATCAGATTCTTTTTTAATCTTTGCAAGTTTATCTAATACTGGTTTTGGCATACCTCTTTTTTCTGCTCTTTTCAAAAACCTATTTGTAGTATTTCTTGATACGTTATCAAAGAAAGCACCAATAAATTTAGATACACCTTCGTTTAAGTTATTTTTGGACATATAATTCTCCTATATAATTGTTCTTATATAAATATAGAGTAAAAAAAAAGTGAGGAAGTATTACCTCCTCACATTTACATTTGGACCTCTTCCACCACCTTTTTTGGTAGATTTATCCATTTCTGCTTTTTCTTTTTTCTTTGATTCTACCAACTTCTTGAAATAGAAATTTCTCCAATGGATTGGCATGAAGTAAACTTCTGACCATGTAAATCCATTACCGAAGTTAACCATTTCCCAAATTTGGTTATGAAGTTGGATACTGTAATCACTCGGAAGGGTAAAAAAACCCAACCCCAAAGGGGATATCGAGAGCCTCCGTCTCTCCAGTAATGTCTGATGTAAAATCAAATTTTAAGTGTAAATCAGGTGTGAATTCTTGAATGTGCTTTCTAAGAGCTCTGGAATCTCTTGCTAGTAAACCATTCTTTACCCAATTATTAATATATCCTCTATCTTCGTTACCATCTACATCTTGAATCATGTATCGTAAACGAGTTGTAACATCTTGTGAAACAACGTCTCCTTTTTGTAATCTTTGTAATGCAGCTATTTCAGCATTAATATCTTGTTCATCTTTATGAGTTAATAATCTGAATACAATCTTCTTGTTAGAATGAGGTAGTTCAAATTCATATCTATTCTCTTTAGATAAAACATCAGTATCAACTTCCTTTACTTGAATCTTTGAAAGGTCAATACTTGTTTTTTGGTTTTCACCAGAAAATGGGTCTGTTACTTCTACTTGATAATCTGCACCATATCCTAAGATACGAGTTGCTAAAAGAATTGCGTTTTTATCACCGATGAATATATCACCTACATTCACATCTTTACCAACAACAACAGATTCAAATAGTTTATCGAGAACCACTCCCTTTCTTATCAAATTTTGCGAAGCAAGTATATCCTCCTCTTTGGCGGTCATATACTTAATTTCAACTGTACCCTTTGATAACGGGTTTGATTCAGAGTAAAGTTTACCCTTAGACGGAAGGTCTATTACTTCCGTTGGAAAATCGAATTTTGCCATAACTTTAAATTAATTTGTTCATATATAAATATATAACTTTTAAAAAAGTTGTAAAAAAAAAGGCTCTCACTAAGAGAACCTTTTTATTAATTTAATATATCTAATCTTTCTTAGAATTCTAAGATAGCGTAATCATACGATAGTGTCAATGTGATTTCGGCAGGGTCATTAGAAGACCAATCTAAATCATTAAACACTGCATTGTTGATAAACGCACCCTTAAGAGTCCATTGTTCAATCTTATCACCAACTGGTCCTAATAGGTAACATTGGATATCTTTCTTATAGAAATCTGCATATCCATCTCTACCTGTTAGAGATTCGTGTGATGTTCTTACCCACTCCATTACTGCTTGAGCTCCTGAAGGAACGATTGGGTCAAATAATGTAATTTCTACATCTTGCCACTCACCTTTTCCTTTAAGTTTTCTTTTAACGTTAATGTGGTCTAGGGTAACAGTTTCAAATTGTATTGAAGGTCTGTTTGCTGTTTTTATTAGATATGAAGGAATACCATCGATTTCCATGATGAATCTATTCTTCATCTTCGGTTCGAAGTTGGTATAAAACATATCGTTAAATTCTAATACTTCTGCCATTTTGTTTTCTCCTAATTATATTCTATTATAAATATAGTTCTTTTTTATTTTTACTTAATTTATGCGGTAAATGATGCTCCAGTTGGTAAGATGTTGAAATCTAACACGATGAATTCAGCAGTTTTAGTTGGTTGTAAGAAAATCTGTCCAGCCAATATATTTCTGTCGATTACATCTGGTGTGTTGTTACTCTCGTCCATCACTACTCTAAATGCATATAAACCTTGTCTTTGTTGTATTCCTTCTAAATAAGGATTCACAGTATTTAAGAATCTACTTCTTGTTTGAGAAGTATTTTGTTCGAATACTAAGTATCTTGAAGTTGAAGCAATATACTTCTTAACTTTAATCATTAATCTTCTTACGTTAATTCTATCAAGTGCAGATGCCTTATCTTGTAAAGTCTTTTGTCCAAATGCTACGATTCCTTCTCCAGGAAACTGAGCGATTGGGTTAACTTTAGCTTCATATAAAGTATCTCTTTCAGCGTGTGTTAATCTGTTTAATACAGATATAGCACCTACTATACCACCTCTATTTAATCCAGCTGGTGCAAACCATTCAGCAGCAACCGCATCATTCGAAGCGTATATTCCAGGCATCAATACTGATGGTGGAACAGAGATTAGTTTATTTGTTCTTGAATCGATTGTTTTAACCCATGGGTAGTAAGTACCAACGTAGTTACTATCAACAGCAGCAGCCTGTTCAACTGCCTGAGAGATAGTATCTGAAGTTACATTTCCATTTGAAGAATTGTAATTAACTCCTACAACATCTCCAATAAAGAATGCATCTTCTCTAGCCTCTACCATATCAGTTACTTTATCAAATACATATGAGTGATGTCTTCTTACAACACCAGGTACAGATACTAAGTTAATATCGAAATCATCTGGGTTAGATACTGATGCAATTGATTTTACATATGCAACAGAACCACTAGCAGTTGATGTTGATAAATCAAATCCTTGTGAGTTACCAGAACCAAAATTAGCAGATGAACCAGCAAGAGCTTTTTCAGTAGTTGGGTTACAACCATCAAATCCACCTTGAAATGCAACTGTAAATTGTCTTTTGTTTATATCCTTTGATACAGAACCTGTAAGTTCATATCCATATGCCTTAGTTCCACCAAGTATAGTTACAGTACCATCAAATGCAAATACTGTGTTTCCACCTTGTGTTGCTGATGAAGGTATTGGAGCTAAATAATTGTTGTTATCTATCTTAACTTGTGCAGTTTCTAAATCAATACCACTATATGATACAGATTTTGAAGAATTGTTAGCATCAGAACCAGTTGAGAAGATAACAGCAGGAATATCAGTTTCTGCCCCATTTGTACCAACGTAAATTGGATTGTAATACTTATCATGTGCAAACGGTCCAGCAACGATAGGGAAATTACCTTCTCCAACACATTCTACTCTTACGAATGCAGAACGATTAGGGTAATCACCATTTTCAGTTTGTTTTCCATTAGCATCTATTACTAAGTTTCTATCACCAATTACTTTTTTGATGTAATTAGGAGAAGCTGGGTCTAAGTTTAAGTTATTCCAAGTTTCTAAGATTCCTTTTCTTTTATCAGTATCACTACCTTTTCTAATAATTAATGAGAATGTTGCATAATCAGTAGAGTTGTTAGAACCTGCTGGTTTAACATTAAATATTGAAACTTTGTACTCACCATTATAGATAGTACCATCTCCTAAACTATGTAATTTGAAAAGATTATGTCTTTCACCTGAAATCAACTGAGATTGTATCCAAGGAGTGGAAGCATGTTGAACATCTGATGAAAACACTTGGTCTTCTAATTCTATAATTCCTATATTAGAAACACCTGCAGATACTATACTTGCTGCTTTACTTTCAAAGTAATTATAAACATATGCATCTTTGTTTCCTCGTGGATTACTTCCAAACACATCACCTAAATCATTTCCATCAGCTGGATTAATAGATGCTGATACAGCAACTGCTGAACCAGTTAAGTCTAAATTTATTACTGATGAAGAAGCCGAAGCACTTGTTGCAGATGATGCTGCCAATGTTCCTTTTCCATTATGAGTTTCGAATAGTGTTCCTACTATTTTTCCACCTGCTTTAATAGCTATAGGTGCTGTTTGTGTATAACCACCTATGTTTCCTACACGAACAATAGTTACTGTTCCTGCATCTCTTAGGTAGTTTTGTACGGTATATCCTGTATAGTATGAACCATCAGGTGTACCGAATATTTCTTCAAATTCCGATTGGGTATTTACAACGGTTGGTACGAATGCAGGGCCCTTTTTAAAAGGTCCAATTACTGCTGCTCCGATTTCTCCAATTCCTTGTGATAAGAAAGAAAGGTCGTTTTCTCTCGTAAATACGCCAGGTGATACAATTTTTTCTGCCATTTTATTTACTCCTTGTTATGTTTTTTGTATAATAATACTCTGTATATAAGTATAAGTAACTTTCTTGAAACTACAAATTTATTTTGCTGATTCTTCAGTAACTTCTTCTTTTACTTCTTGTGGTGTGAAATCTCCTGTTATAGGGTCATAATTTCCATCACCATATTTTTCGTTTAGCCCTTTAAATAGTTCTTGTTCTTGTTCTACTAATCCAGAGTGTTTTTGTAATAACTCACTCTCAACTTGTTCAAGCTCATCAAGTCTTCTGTTTTTTTCAATTTGAAGTTGTCCTAATCTTGTAAAAAGATTTGCAACATCAGTTCTCAAGGTATTAATTTGAGATACTTCATCTTTTGTAAACTTTATTTTTTCTGCCATTTGATATTTAATTTAAATGTTTTTAAGTATATATATAAATATATGGTTTTTTACAAAACGTAATTTATATTTCTATAAAACAACAAAGCTTGTTGTTGTTGAATAAGCACTCAATAATCCATTAGTACTATATTCCCTAACTCTAAGATGATATGTACCTGCACTTAATATCACTTGAAACTCGTTATTACTATATTGAGTTCTCGATATTGATGGACTACTAAAGTCACTATTATTATCTATATCGAAATCATATGTATTGCCACCAGGTTCAGTTCCACCACCTTGAGCCCATGATAGAATTCGTGTACTTTGGTTGTATGCAATTGTAGTAGGTGCATTAGTTACTCCCTCATCGGTATGTGAATTTCCACCTTTATTATGAGTAATATATCCATTAACTAAATATGTATCATTTGTTTCAACATCAATTGAAACTATTTCTGTTGTTGAATTAACAGCTGTTATAGAGGTTACTGCAACTTCAGTTGAATCCCCTTTAATTAATTTATCACCTACTTGGATATTACTAACTGTCTTAAATTTATAATTATCGTCTGATGAATCCTTTACTAATAATGGATGTTCGGCAGTTGCCTTTATTTCATCACTATTAATATTATAGTATCTATCTGCAAATGAATATATTATAGAAACTACCTGTGTAGTTGTTGCACTTGTAGATAAAGAATCAGTTGACCAATCTAAGTATGCCGATTCATCTTCCGATAAACCATTTAATGAATATCCTGATAATATATCACCTTCTTCTAAATCACCGATTTCTACTATTGTTCCATCTGATTTTAAAATTGGAGAATCTGAGGTTAAACATAATGGTGAAGCGTTACTATCATATGAGTCTACTGAATGGACTGTTTTAGTTATAGCATCACCGAAATTTGTTGCATGGTCGTTAAATCCATCATCAAATGTTGATGATAATGTATGTGATACTGAACCTAAAAGTGAAGTCTGTGAACCTGCACCTTGTGGGTTCATAGCACCAATTGAAATAGTTGGATTATATGCAGGACTAGATGGGAGGTCTAAGTATCCCGAAACATTTCCAGCTGAATTATATGATGGAGAAACAGACCATGTGTAATTAGCACTTCTTGGTCTGATTTTGTTATTGAAATTAGTTCCATTACCCGTAAACTGTATAACGTATTGTTCAGATGTTGATTCTACCGCATATGTAAATCCATTAATTGAATCAATACTATCCACTCCAAACGAAGATAATGAAATATTATCTCCAGCCTGTGGTGAGCCTTTAATAGTACCTAATGATACATTAGAACTCTGTGTGAATCCTGTTGCTCCTGCTAAATTGTTTAAACTGAGTGTTTCTCCTGCTGAAATTGCCATATTTAGTTTTCCCTATATATTATAAATATCAAGTAAATCACTTATCCACTTATCTTTATTAGTATAATTATTAATCATAAATTCTTTTAGTAAGTTAAACCATTTACTTTTTTCTAAATAAGATGTATTTATTAACCTCTTATAAATATCTACAAATTCTTTTTTCGATGAAGCTCTGTATGGATATTCTAAATCTTTGCACCAACTTCCATGTAAAATTGGTAATTTTCCATAATCTACTGCTTCAAATATACTATATCCAAACGGTTCATGATTAAAACACGAATGTGATATACCCCAATCCATATTATAAAAGTTATCTTGGAATCCAGGTGTATAATGGTATATTTTCATTTTAGAAGTATTCATCTGCATTCCTCGTTTCCAAATTGATTTAAAATGTATGGAGTTTGTAAATAACATAGATGGTAATCCAAAAAAATA